TCTCTTCAACCCTGTAATATATCCATATAAAGATATAAGATGTTCGCTAGTTGTTTTGGGTTGTTTAGCCATTATTTACTAAATAATTTTTCTGTTTGTTCTTTTATATTTTGTGGAATAAATTCATCTATTCTTATAGGTTGTTTATAGTTTTCTGGTTCGTATACAGAAAAAGCATCTCTATATTTACTAACTGTTTTTTTTAAAAGATCTTTTTCATATTTTAATTTTTTTTTATACTGTTTTTTATTAATTAAACCTTTGTATAATTCATTGTTTAAGTCGTTTATGTTTTCTCTAATAGGTTTAATTTTTCTTCTAAGCTCTGCAGCTTTTAATGCTTTTAATTTATCAATAGATTTAGTTTCAATTTTAAATCCAAGTGATCTAAATAGTGCTTCAAGTTCTGTTTCTTTTGATCTATAAGGAGATTCTTTACCTTTTCTTGCAGTGTCTATTCTTTGAGTTGCATATGATCCAGGGAAAAAAGGTATATTTGGAGTTAAACTAGATATTAAATCAGCCCCTTTAACTTTTACATCTTCATAATCACTGTAGCCTAACCCTCTTGTTTTTCTACCACCAAATAAATCATAACCTAATATACCACTAAAAAATAATTCTCCACCTAATCCAAAATTAGGTTGCACTGGTGCTGGTAAAAATGGAACAAGATTTCCGCCAATATCAAATATATCACCACCAGGCATAAATCTTGTTAAATTTATATATTTAGGACCTTCAAAAGGTTTTTCATCAGTCTTAGGCACTGGTAGTTTTATTTGCCTATAAGGCATAAAATCAAATATAAATCTACCCTTTTCTTTTTCTTGCATTAAAGCTCTTTCTGCTTTTTCGTCACCACCACCTACCATATTTCCCATTGCATTTAAACCATAGCCAAGTGCTGCGTATTTAAAATATTTCCAAGGTCTAACTATTGCAGTTTCTGCAAGTATTGGCACTATTCTATATGTGTAGGCTAAGAATGGAGTCATTGTTAATCTCATCCAATTTATAGCAGGTGCATTGATGTTATAATCTATAAAAGATCGTCTAGCATCTAATCCAGCTTCTGCTGCAGAGTAACCTTTTGCTAGTCTATCTTGAAATACTGATAGTCTAAACACATGATCTTCAAATCTATACCAGTCAGTAAGTTTAGCTAATGGATTATTTTTTCTAATATCTTTAAAAATATTTAAAGCAGCTTTAGACCCACTGTTCCAAGCATCACCATCATATTTATATGGCATTGCAATAGCTAAATCTTGAAGTTTACCAAGTTCTTGTGTTACAAAATCTGCTTCAAAAACACCACTTTTTTCAGCTAATCTTACTAATTCTGAGATTTTGCCTTCTTTTTTATGGTTCATTAATGCTTTAAATGCTTTAGGTAAATACTTAAAATCTGCATCAATTAAATCATGTAAAACAAAATTACTTACTATATTGTTAGTATGCACAGTTGGATTCCATGCTGTCTTAGATACTTTCCAAAGTGAATTACCTTTTCTATAGTATTTTCCAAGAAAAGTATTAGACGTTGTATTATAAAATCTAGTTGCTGAAAGTAAATCTTTATAAACTTCTTCTGGAACATATTTTCCAGCTAAATTACCATATCTAAATCTAGACTCAGGATTATTAGGATCAATCCTAGTAGTTGGCATTTTAACAATTTTATTTTTTAATTCTTGAGGTAAATTATCATATTCAACTTTTGTGTAAGTATATTCTTGTTTTGCTAAATTATCATAAAATTTTAATTGTGGTAAAGTATTAGAAAAAGCCCTACCAGTTTCTGCTATAGCATAAGCTGCATCTTCTATTTCACCTAGACCTACTCTTTGTGGTTTTGTAAACTCCCATCTAATTTCTACTTCTTCACCTGGTCCTAATTTTGCATACTGTGCTTCACTACTATTTAAAAGTTCCCAACCTCTATGATTTTTTAATCTTTCTTTTTTACCTACAACATCTTCAAATAAATACTTTGTTCCTGTTGCACCTGGCACATCCTCTAATTCTTTTACAGGTTTTTGTACTAAAGATGTAGTTGTAAATGCTACTTGATTTTTATAATAATCTTCATATTCTTGTTTAGTAACTTTTTGATATGCACCTCTTAATCTTAATTCTTCACCAAAATCTCTAGGCTCATCTTTATATTTAGAATACGTTCTTTTTAAATAGGTATCTCTATTTTTTAAAAAAGTTGCAGGTGATAATATTCCCATGTCAACATATTCCTGTGCAACTTCAGTAATTAAATCTCTACCTTCTTTTGATAAATTATTTAAAGCCTCTGATTGTACTTTAAATATGTTATCACCTTCTAACATATTAAATAAAATTTTACTTTCATCTGGTGTTAAATTTTTATGAATTTTAATTGCTAAATCAGAAAATCTTGATGCTATATTTGCAGCATGACCCTGTGCACTAGCTTGTAATTCTTTATAATTAGATGGCAATTTGTAATTATCTATAAAATATCTACCAAGTAAATCATATAAAGATTCTGTAACTTCTATTGTTTCATCCTCTTGCCCTTTTCCAAATTTTTTTTTTATAAGTTTTGTGCTACCTACTTTTTTTGTAGCTTTTATACCACCAGCACCAGCTAAAAAACCTATACCAAATCTACCCATTTTAGTAGTCATTGGTGCATCATCTTCTGCTAATTGATAACCATAAGTCCCACCCACTAAACCAGTTCCTAATTCTGCACCAGTTAGTCCAGGAAGTTTTGTTCGTGTGAAAGGTATAGTTACACTTTTATCTCCAGAAATTTCTTCATACAATTTTTTACCATGTCTTTCTTGCCAAACATCAGTAAATTGTTTATAAAATTTTCTAACACCTCTTAGCATACCACTTCTCATGTCAGGTAAATCTTTTAATAATTCGTTATCTTGAATATCTATTTTATCTCTGTTAAAAGCGTCTCTTTTATTTTGACCAGCTTCATTAAATAATTGTTGTTTATGTAAATTATTATCTGCTGCTGCTTTTAATGTAATATCAATATCTTTACTATCTTTAAATCCTGGTAATCCTAATTCTATTTTTTCACCTTTAAATTTTTTAACTCCTGCACCTATTAAAGGAGATACCACTGATCCACCCACTGCGGATGCAAGTGCTTGTTTACCTCTAGTATCTAAAAAACTTTCCTCATCTACATAACCTAGTGCACCTGCTATACCTGCATTTACAAAACCATATTTAGCCATTTTATATAATGTTTTTGCTTTTGTTACAGGTAGTAACCATCCTGCAGGATCTAATATAGCACCACCAAAATATGAAGCCGCAACTAAATACCCACCAGGCCCATCAAAATCCTCATATAATTTTTTTTGTTCTGATCTTAATTGATCTAATACATCCTCATTAGCAGTAGACATTTGTCTTAAACCTCTGACAGTATCAGCAAGACCTAATTTAAAAGCTTTAGATACTTTTTTTCCTAAATCAATGTCTTCTTGTGCCCCTGTACCAAAATAACCTTTATCTAAATATTTTGCAAAAGGATCTTTTTCATCTGGCATTTTGTATGGTTTTGTAAAATCTACTAATGGATCTTCATTAGATGTTTTAAAATTTGTTGGCCTGTCACCCGCATCTAAATATTTTGAAAAAGGGTCTTCACTGTTTTTTACAGTATTTTTTTCATTTACAGTTAAGTATTTTGAAAAGAAATCTGACACTATAATATTAAACCATCAAGATTAGTTACTCCTAAAATAAGTCGTAAGTCTCTCTTTATATCTTCTATCCTAGGATCATTTGGATTTTGAGCTTTAATTATATTAATTGCATTTTGTGCTGACATAACATTGGGATTATTTTTAGTAGGTGCTTCTTTGTCTTGTTGAGAAGCTAAAGATCTTTTAGTTATTTCTGGAATACTTTGTCCTTTAAATTGATCTGGTATATTATATAATTTACCATTAAAAGTAAAAGTATTATCCATATTAAAGGTAGTAGTTTCCCCTGTTTGTTGAGCACCTGTCACATCTTCCATTTGTGTTTTCATTGATGTATCTGTTTTAGTACCAAGTACTTTTGGTAAATAAAATTCAGTAAAATATCTGTTAAAAGAATAAAGATCTTTACTCGGACCATCTTTATCTGGATCATAACCTTCTGAAAAAGTATTTTTAAATTCTTTACTAAATTCATCTTTTTCCATTGATTTAAATTCTGAAAATGCAGCAGAACGAAATTGCCTCATATCATCTGCTGATATAGCTGAAGTACCTGTACCAACACCTAAATCTGGTAAATCTAACTCAGGTCTAGTAACTTGTGTACCTGTGTCCATAGCTTTCATATCTTTAAAGAATAATTCTGCTACTGGACCAGACCCTTGATTTTTAGTTATTAAATTTATAACATCTTTTTGTTGGTCTTTAAAATTCATAAATCTTTGAGTTTTAGATGTATTAAAATTATAACCTTGAAAATCAAAATCTTCTATTTGTTTTTTAAGTTCAGGATTTTTACCTAGTTGATCAACAACCAATTTTGCACCTGCATCACTATCTAATAATTTATTATAGCTAGCATATAATCCAGCATTTGGTCCATGTGCTGCAGATACTATATTAAATCTTCTTTCTATATCTTTTTCGTCTTGCCTAAACAACTGTGCTGTCTTTCTAAACTCTTGACCAGTTTCTCTAACCATATCAGCGTACATTTCATCTCTTGCTGCCTTTTGCTCTAATCCTTCTTTTAGAAATCCTGTTAATAATCCTCGTGCAATTGACATTACTCTTCTCCCTCTGGTTTAGGTTTAGACATCAAGCCAGCTTTCTTAATATCTTCTTGTACACCCTCAGTTATTTGTTCTACTTTTTCTTTAGCCATTTTAACTTGAGTGATAGCTCTTATTTGTTTTCTATTTGTTAAATCTTCTAATGAGAATACTATTTTTTCTACACCACCATTTACACCTATAGCTGCTATCATTTTCATTACAGGTTCTGTAATTATAAAAGCAAGATCTGGTGAAAATTTACCTTCCATAAATCCAGCAAACAATATAGTTCTACCAATAGCTTCTACTGGTACACCTGCATCTAACATACCTATTAATTGTTCTGTTAATTCTTTTTGGTGTAAAGTAACCCAAATATATTCTGTTGCTTCTTCAGGATCTACAAATTGTGGTGGATGTTCCCAAGGGTAATTACCTGGGGTATCTGTTAGTGATTGTCCTGGAACTGGTGAATCAAATGGATTACCAACTCCTTCTTTGTATTCTTGTTCTTTCATTATATTTCCTATAAGTTAAACTTTAACAACAGTTTTTTCTGATAGTGCTTTTCTTCTAAGTAGATACTTATTTAATCTGTTTTCCCACAATGCATTTATACCCATGGCATCTACAACTCTCATTGATCCTGGAATCATTTCAGATTGTGCTCTTCCTGCTTGATATGTAGGCATATCAAATTGTGTTAAATTTACACCACTTTTTGTAAACTGTGCTGAAGCAGGTTCACTACCAGATCCTCTACTCATTAAACTTTTACCTAATGCACTTCCTACTTTTTTACCTAAAGCAGCTTGACCAAATTTTGCTCCCAATGCTCCTCCAAAATATCCTGCTGTTCCTACAACAGCTACTTTAAATACGTCTTTTAAATTAAACATTAATTATATCTCCTTATGGTGTACTATACATATTAAATCCAAACCTACCAATTAATTCATATAAAGAATCTTTTGATGCTTGATCTTGTAAATCTAATACTGTTGATCTTTCAAGTGCTGCCATTGCAAGATTATGATTTCTATTAGCAGCATTTTCTGATGATGTATTAACCCAAGATGCCTCATCTCTCCATTGTTGCCATGCAGATGATAAAGCCCAGTTTGATACATTTAGTAAATTCTGTGCGTTAGTTTGATTAGCAGCATTTGCTGCAGCAGTATTAGCTGTATTAATTGCTCTTCTCCAAACCACATTTGATTGATCTATTTCTCTTTGATTAGTTACATTAAACTGATCTCTATTATTTTGTAATGTAGCATTATATTGATTTATAGTTGCTTCTCTTTTAGCATTTGCCTCATTAACTGCAATAGTATTTTGTGCATTTAGTGCACTAACTTTATTTTTTTCTGCTTCAGAAAATTTATTCATTGCATCAACTCTTGCAGCATTTTGTTCTGAAATCTGTGCAGATAATCTATCGTAAAATTGATTTACTTGATTTTGGCTAGATGCATTAAATTGATAAGAAGCATTTGCAGCTGCTTGATCAGATAATAAAAATGCTTGTCTAGTATTTATATTAGTTAAATTAGTTTGTTGTCTATTAGACAGATTAGCCATATCCATTTGTAGATATGCTTGTGCATTTGTTAATGCTGCTTGCTGGTTATTAGATAGATTTTGAAAAATCATATCTTTGTATACAGCAGCATCTTGTGCAGCTATTGGTATAGCTGAGTTCATAATACCTTCAGCCAATGCTTGTGCAGCCATAGAACTTGCACTCATACCTCTATTAGCCATTGCAGCTTCAGTTGCTTTTGCAGCACCTCTAGCCCATACTGGTAAAGGATTACCTGAAGATATAGCAGTTTCTACTTCTTGTTGTAGTCCTGCTAATTGACCTCTTACTGTAGCATCAGATGTAATAGTGCCTTGAGCAGCAGTCATAGGAGCTGATACAGTTCCTTGTGCAGCTGTCATTGTAGGAGTTTGTCCTGCAACTTGTGCAGCTGTCATTTGTGCTGCAGCTTGAGGTGTAGTTGTAGTTGCACCTACGCTAGCCATAGTTCCAGGGGTAGCTATAGTTGGTGCTGTGGGTGCTGTAGGTGTTGTAGCTTGAACTGTAGTCGTAAGACCACCAGTTCCCATTAATTCGTTAGTACCAACATTTTGGACTACTGGTGATATAGTTGTACCCACTGGTAAACTAGCATTTGTAATTAAACTATCAATTAATGATACTGCTTTAGAACTACTTGTTTGTTCACCTTGAGCAGGTTTTAGTGTCCCTTTTTGTAAAACCGTATCTACAGGTGTAGCAGGTGTTTTAGGTGTTGTTGCCATTATCTTCCTTGTCTGTTATATTTTTTAAAGCTACGCTTTTCATCTTTATTTTTTGATTTTTTATGTACTCTTGGTCGTTTCTTTGGTTTTGGTCTTTCTTCAAATGCTTTAAATTTTCTTGCCATATATATATTATATACATCCTCTAATCAAAGTCAACTGTTTTAACTGCTCTTGCGGCTGTTGACTCACCTGTAAATTCTTCAGTTAAATCTCTTCCACCTGAACCAGGAGGAGATCCTCCATAAACAATTGCAGAAGTTGATGTACCTCCACCTCCTGTTTGCCCTCTTGCAGTAGCCATGCTTGGTTGAGTTATCCAACTTGTACCATCATACAATTCTGTTGAAGCACTTGCAGATGGAGTGCCTCCATAAACTAAAGCAGCTGTCTGTAGCCCTCCTGTATTTGTAGCACTTGCCATTCTTGCTTCATTCATACTTCCTGGTGAAGCAGTCCAAGATGTTCCATTATATTCTTCAGTTGCACCCGTAAGATCACCACTAGGGTCAGAATAACCTCCAGAATTTAATCCAGCCGTTTGAGTCCCTGATCCCATACTGTTTCGAACAGCACCATTTAAATCACCACCTGCTGTCCAAGATGAACCATCCCACTCTTCTGTTCCAGCACGAGGTTCTGGTCGACCACCAAAAGCAAGAGCTGCCGTTTGCACTCCGCAACTTCCAAAATTTCTAATAGAATTATTCATAGCCCCTGATGATGTCCAATTAGTTCCATCCCAAGATTCACATGCATCTGGACTTCCACCAAAAGCAAGTGCTGCCGTTTGTGTTCCTGCAGCTCCTTTACTATAACTTGCAGTACCTAAATTATTTACTTCACTCCAAGAAGATCCATTATATAATTCTGTGCTATTTACTGCCCCTGGTGAAAAACCACCAAAAGCAACTATAGCTGTTTGTGTTCCACACCCTGATATATATCTTCTAGCATCACCTAGAGCACCACCACTTGCCCAAGCTCCTGCAGTTGTAGCTGATAATGATACTGTAAATTCTTCTACTGTTGATATTGCAGTTCCAAAAGCTGGACTAAAACCACCAAAAATTGCACCAGCAGATTTAACTCCAGCTGCTGATGATCCTCCTCTTGCAGTAGCCATTGATGGAGTTGTTGTCCAAGTAGAACCATCATATTGTTCTACTGTGTTTACAGCAGGGTTAGCTCCACCAAAAGCCACTGCTGATGTTTGTATACCAAATCCTCCTAAATAACGTCTTGCAGTATTTAAACTACCACTAGTTGTCCAATTAGTTCCATCGTACTCTTCTGAACTTGAATCAGGAGGGCCTCCTCCAAAAATTAATCCTGCAGTTTGTGTCCCACATCCTGCTAAATTTCTTCTAGCTGTTGAAAAATCATTCTGTTCTGACCATGAAGTCCCATTATATTCCTCTGTTGCATCTTCAACAGTTCCAGGGCCATCTCTTCCACCCGCAGCGAGAGCAGCTGTTTGAGTGCCCATACCAGCTAAGTAAGATCTTCCAGTATTTAAATTATTTTGCTCAGACCAACTAGATCCGTTATACTCTTCAGTATCTCCTGTTACCGCTGTACTGTTTCCTCCAAAAGCTAAACCTGCTGTCTGAGTACCACAACCTGCCAAATAGCTTCTTCCAGCATTTAAATCTCCACCACTAGAAAAACCAGAACCATTATATTCTTCTGTTTTTGCTCCTGTATTATCTTTAGGTTGACCCCCAAATGCTAATCCTGCTGTTTGAGTTCCAGCTGCTGCTAAAAATCTTTTAGCACTAATTAAAGGTGCAGCACTATGAAACGCACCAGTGGCTACAAATGCTTTAAGATTAAAATCTGTAGAATTATAAAATACTTCACCCTCTTTTATTCTATCACCAGAAGTATCCGAAGATAAATACTTTATCTTTAGTCCTTTTAATTCTTGATAGGTTGACATTAAAATTCCTTATGGGATTGTTACAGCTGTTGGCTTTTCACCTAATCTTGTAATCTTTTCATCAGCAGATTCACCTTCAACATTATTATTATCCCATGCTGTCTGTGCTAAAGTAACTGCAGCAGTAACTAAAGTCTGTGCTTCTGTTTTAGTTTTTTCTACTCCATTTTTTTCAGCTAACCAATAAGCTCCTCTTTCATTATTTCCGATACACCAAACATCAACGTAATTAGATCCGTCATGCCCAGTATATCCTCGTAAAGAAAAGTCTAACCTATCTTGATGAGTAAAGAAACCTTTACCTGTATTTTGTGCTGTGCCATATATAAATAGTGCCATATTTCTCCTTAACTATCTGTTATTGTTTTTAAATTTAATGCTGTTGTTTCTCCTGTAAATTCTTCTGCTGTAGGATTAGAACCATTACCCATAGCTAAAGCTAAAGTTTGTGTTCCACATCCTCCTAAATAAGATCTTCCTGAAGCCATATTTGGTCTAGTTGACCATGAAGTACCATCATATCCTTCTGTGCTAGTAACATCTCCTGGTGCACCTCCGAAAGCTAATGCAGCTGTTTGAGTTCCTGCACCACCCATTGAACGAAGTTTTAAGTTCATAGATCCACCAGCTGTCCAAGATGAACCATCGTATTCCTCTGTTAAACCAATTCTAGGAGGAGAACCTGCAAAAAGTAATCCTGCTGTTTGTATTCCTGCTAATTCACCACCATATCTTGCTGTTCCTATATCAGCTGTATCTGTCCAACTTGATCCATCATATTCACAAGTTAAATTAGTTGGGCCTGGAGGTGTAGAACCTCCTCCAGAAAGACCTGCAGTTTGAGTTCCAGTTGCTCCATGATTACCTATCTCAGTAGGATAGACTCCACTATTAGTCCAAGAACTACCATCATAATTTTCTGTTGCGTTCATTTGTGCATCACCAGGGTTTTCTCCACCAAAAGCAACTGCAGCTGTTTGAATTCCAAAACCTGCAAATTCTCTTCTTGCATTAGACATATCACCACTTTCTGTCCAACTTGACCCATCATATTCCTCTGTTTCAGCTCTAACTGTAAACGTAGGACTTGTTTGACCACCAAAAGCAACTGCTGAAGTTTGAGTTCCACCACCTTTAGCATTAGATCTTGCTAGATTTAAATTACCACCACTAGACCATGCTCCAGCTGTGATTGTGTTTACTGTTACAGTATATTCTTCTGTAATAGATAATCCAGATGGAGGGCCTCCAGCTGCAAATAAAGCTGTTGTATCGTTTGTTCCAGCACCGCTATGATTATATCTAGCAGTTCCTAAAGTTGATTCTGCACTCCAAGTTGTTCCATCATATCGTTCTGTTTTATTAGATGGATTTGTATCTGATCCACCATAAGCTAGTCCAGCAGTTAAGATTCCTGAACTTCCACCATTTGCTCTTCCACTATTCATATTATTTACTGCTGTCCAAGTTGAACCATTAAATTCTTCCGTAGCAGCAGTATTTGGAGCAGGGGGTGAAGTGCCACCAGCTGCTACTGCAGCTGTTTGTGTTCCAAAACTAAAAACAAATCTTCTAGCTTGATTAAGATCACCAGTATTTGTCCAACTACTACCATCATATTTTTGTGTATTATCTTCCATTATTCCTGGTTGACGTTGTCCACCAAAAGCTAAAGCAGCTGTTTGTGTTCCAGCACCACCTTGTTCATACGCACTTAAAGTCATGTTGCCACCATTACTCCAACTAGAACCATTGTATTCCTCTGTAGCAGCAGTATTACTTCCACCATCTATACCACCAAATCCTAATCCTGCAGTTTGTGTACCTGCACCAGCTAATTCATATCTAGAGGCAGACATGGTGCCGCCAAAAGCCCAACCACTTCCATTATATTCTTGTGTTGTGCCTGTTTCAGCATTAGGAGGAGGGCCTTCCACTCCTCCAAATAAAATTGATGCATCTTGAGTTCCAGCTGCTGCAGTTTGGTTTCTACCACTAACTACAGGAGAAGCACTAGCCCAAGCAGAGCTAGATACAACTGTTTTAAATTGATTATCTGTGCTACTATAAAATATTTGTCCTTCTGCTTGATCATTACCAAGATCAGTTGCAAATGTTTTAATTTTTTTACCTCGTATAGTTTTATAATCCGTCATGATACGTCAAAAGTCCTTACGGGTTCTGATAATCCAGTGAATTCTTCTGTTGATGCTACGTTTGCTGTGGTGATACCACCAAAAGCAAGAGATGCTGTTGAAGGTGAAGCGTTAGCCGATGCTAACTGCCTTCTTGCTGTTGTCATAGAAGTAGTTGCTGTCCAACTAGTTCCATCATATTGTTCAGTAGCACCTGTAAGTGGTGAACCTCCAAAAGCTACTGCAGCTGTTTGTGTACCAGATCCAGCTAAAGAGTATCTTGCAGTTCCCATATTATTACTAGTTGTCCAACTAGACCCATCATACTCTTCAGTTAAAGCTGACGCACCTCCAGGAGTAACATAACCTCCAAAACCTACTGCTGCCGTTTGAGTTCCAGCAGCACATATAGATTCTCTACCTGTATTTAAATCATTTTGTTCAGACCATGAACTTCCATTATATTCTTCTGTTTCATCATCAGCACCAGGTGAACCTTCTCCTCCAAAACCTAATCCTGCTGTTTGAGTACCACAACCAGCTAAATTAATTCTTGCTGTATTTAAATCATTTTGTTCAGACCATGAACTTCCATTATATTCTTCTGTTTCATCTTTGAAAGTAGTTGGTGGGGCTGCTAAACGACCTCCAAATGCTAAGCCAGCTGTCTGTGTTCCTGCACCTGCTACACCAATTCTTGCTGTATTTAAATCATTTTGTTCAGACCAAGACGATCCGTTATACTCTTCTGTAAGACCTACAGGATTATTAGTAGGAGGTCTAGCATTACCTCCAAAACCTAAACCAGCCGTTTGAGTTCCACAACCTCCCAAATTAAATCTAGCAGTATTTAAATTACCACCACTAGCCCATGCTGCAGGAATACTAAGTTTAGATGTTATAGCTTTAGTTGAAGAGTTATACCAAACTTGACCTACGTTTGAATTATCAGGATTACTTGATACTGATTTTATACTATAACCTTTTACCTGTCTATAAGTTGCCATACTATTCTCCTATTAATCATTCTTGAATAGCCAACCCTGTGTTGAATCTGTAAATACTAAAGTGAAGGCAGCTCTTTCTGTTGATACTGTTAAATCTTCATCTGCTCCAAAAATTTTTGATGAGTTTCTTCCTACAGTTAATGCATTAGAATCAAATGTTCCAGCATAATCTACAATAGATACTTCATCACCTAAAGTTGGTGAGGCTGGAAGTGTAACTGTAAATGATGAAGATGTTGTATTTGCAAAAACACCTTGACCTGCTGATGCTGTATAATTACTTGTTTTAACTGCTTGCCAAGATGTACCACCACCAATATATGTTTTAACATCTGATGCTGCGACTTGAACCATAGTTCCATTATCATTAACTACGAATCTATCTGCATCAACTAAAGTTGTAGAAGTTGCACTTGTGTCACCATCAACTATATTTAGTTCTGCTGCTGTAGAATCTACAGCTGCTAATTTTGTTAAGTCTGCTTGTACCAGTCCAGAAACACCATCAAGCAAATTAAGTTCTGCTGCAGTTGATGTAACTGCTGTTGAGTTAAGAACTAGTTTACCATCTCCTATAACAACTTGATCATTAAATGTTGCTTTACCTGCTTCACTACCATCAAGTGTAAGCATAGTAATATCAGCACTATCATCAGTTCCTTTAAATATAATATCAGAATCGTTTGCTGCTGCATCAATTGTAATGTTACCAGAGGTAGTTGTTAAGTTAACTGCTGCATCTCCAGCTGTTAAATCATCTGCTGCTGAAGATACACCACTTGTAAAATATGTTTTAAATGTTGCAGCACTAGTAACTTTCATAGTGCCACCATCATTATGGATTATACCATCACCATCTGCAATTGCATCAGTTCCTACAGTAGCTCCACCATCAATTAAATTAATTTCTGATGCTGTTGCACTTATGTTAGTACCACCAATATCAAGAGTAGTTACAGATATTTCTCCTGCAACTGTTGCAATCCCATCTGCTAATGTAATTAAGTCAGTATCGTCTGTATGACCTATAGTTGTACCATTAATAATTACATTATCAACTGTAAGAGTTGTTAAAGTTCCTAATGATGTAATATTTGATTGTGCTGCAGTTGTTACAGTAGCTGCAGTTCCAGATACATTTCCTGTTACATTACCTGTTAAAGGTCCTGCAAAAGCATCAGCTGTTACTGTGCCATCAAAAAATGCATCTTTAAATTCTAAACTAGATGTACCTAAATCAATATCATTATTTGTTACAGGTGCAAGTGCACCATTAACTAATTTAATTTGATCAGCACCATCTGCTCTAAATAATATTGTATTATCTGTTGCGAAATCTATATCATTATCTGAATCTCTACCAACAACTAAACTTGTATTTAATAATGATGATATTGTTGTTTGTGAAGAACCTAATGCAAAATCTAAAGTATTATCACTATCTTCAAATGTAACCGTAATACCTGTTTCAGTATTAGAAGATACCATACCACCAACAGCATCTGTTATAAATTCTGTTAAAGTAGCACCATTAACTGTGATAGCATCTGCCTCTAACGTTCCATCTATATCTGCATCACCACTAATATCTAATGATCCTGCATCTAATTCACCAGTTAAAGTTACATTTCTAAAACCTGATATATCTTTATTTGAATCAGCTATAACTGCTAATGAAGCAGAAACTGTACCTGCTGTAATACCATCTACTAAATTTAATTCTGCTGCAGTTGATGTTACATTTGTGCCACCAATATCTAAAGTAGTCATTGACACTTCACCAGCTACTGTTAATATACCACTAGCTAATGTTAATAAATCTGTATCTGAAGTATGACCTATAGTTGCACCATCAATATTTATATTATCGATTACAGCTTGTGTTATAGCACTATTGGTACCAAGAGTAGCCCCATCTACTGTACCAGCGTTTATATCGGCTGTATCGGCCACTAATGCATCAATATTTGCCGTACCATCAATAAATAGATCTTTAAACTCAAGAGAGGAAGTTCCTAAGTCTATATCACTATCTGTAATAGGTACAATAGCACCATCTTGTATTCTTAACTGCTGTACAGCAGCTGAAGATACTTCTACATAAAATTCTAAATGATTATTAGAGGTATCAACTAATATTTTATTTAATGAGTCTGCATCTCTAATTACGCCTACAGGGCCTCCCTCACCAGCTGTGCCATCATGTGAGTGTCCTGTTGTTGCATGAAACGCAGCTAATACCTGGTTAAACTCATCGTTAGAATGAGCTGCAAGTATAGTATCACCTGTTGTGAAACTAGACTGTCG